AAGAGACGTCTTCGAGTTTGGTGATTCCTTGGGAAAGACATCATCCAAAAAATGGAATGATGATTCGGATGATGATGATAATGATTTATTTGAAGACTTCGGTGGCAACTCTGACGAGAACCCATGGGACGATTTCTCATACGTCATAATTCCTGATGGTGATGATGATATCGATACTGCCATAGAGATAGGGGAATCTCTAGGGGAGGTGAGAAGATATGATTGCCCGGATCCTGAATATTCTTTTTTCGTCGTCGTTTGACACGAATAAAAATAAACAGAAAAACCGGGACCTAAAAAATCCCGGTTTTTTTATGCAAATGTTTTTTTCTTTCAAAAAAGTTTTTTACATTTGCACCGTCAATCACAAAGATTGATAGGTTCTTTGACATATTGGCTAGAAAGAATAAGCGGAAGTAGCTCAATTGGTAGAGCACCGTCCTTCCAAGTCGGGGGTTGCGGGTTCGAGTCCCGTCTTCCGCTCACTGTACAACGGCACGCTCTGATCGTGAGATCAACGACGTTGCGAGGCAGTATCCGTATCGATCGTGCGGAGTATATTAAAAGAGATAGAAAGGCTCAACTGGTTTGTAACCAGGCTTTTTGATTCCGCTGCGTCCTCGCTTAATCGGTCTCTTAGGGGAGTTCGGCCGTCCCCGCTACCCTGTCACGGTAGAGACCACGGGTTCAAATCCCGTAGGGACCGCAAAAAATATGGCCCCATCGTCTAGTTGGTTAGCGTATGCGAGGACACCGCCCTTTCAAGGCGGAAACGGGGGTTCGAGTCCCCTTGGGGCTACAAAAAAATGGACTGGTAGTTCAGCTGGTTAGAATGCCGCCCTGTCACGGCGGAGGTCGTGGGTTCGAGTCCCATCCAGTCCGCACCGATGGTAAACGTGGAAACCGATGGCTTCTTGGAAGACATTAAGTTGACACCCAACTTAGCATGTAGGTTTCCCTTATCATCATAGTTCTTTCAAAATACAGTCTGATAGCAATGACTCTGAGTTACTTCGATTTTGCTTTTAACAAAAAGGTCTGGGTTCGAATCCCAGCTCCTCCCAGGAGGATGTGGTGTAACGGCAGCACTAGATACACACTCAAGTCAACTTTCTTCAGATTTTTGGTCCCTTAGCTCAGTTGGTCAGAGCAGCTGACTCATAATCAGAAGGTCACAGGTTCAAGTCCTGTAGGGACCACTAGAAGTTTTCCTTTGGATGAGGAGCAAGTCGATTGGTTGCCATACCCTGACGCAATCGGCCGCACGATGAAATTCCAGATCTGACAAACGTCCCTAAAGGACTTGAGTGAAGGAAGGAAATCGACCACTACGGGAGATATCCCGGGAAACCAAAGAGTAAAGGGATGTGAAAATGGTTTGGGAAAACTTCGAAATGTCACGTTCGTCTAGGGGTTAGGACCCAAGATTTTCATTCTTGTAACAGGGGTTCGATTCCCCTACGTGATACAGCCCCCATTTCGTACCGTTACTTGGATATATAATCTAAGTAACGTACGAACATGGCAAGAAAAGAAAGAAAGTATCACTACATCTATAAGATCACATGTCTTAAGAATAACAGATACTACATTGGAATGCACTCCACGGATAACCTCGAAGATGGTTACATGGGGGGAGGAAAGAGAATTAAAAATTCTGTGAAGAAGCACGGTAAAGATGCTCACAGGAAAGAAATTCTGGAGTTCTTTGAAAATAGAGAATTGTTGAGACAAAGAGAAATTCAAATCATTAATGAGGATCTATTAAATGATCCTCTATGCATGAATTTACAGCCAGGTGGTGGAGGGGGTTTCATTAATGAGCATCATAAGAAAAAATGCTTGGATGGATTATCAACATATATGAAAAAATTGTGGAAAGATCCAGATTATATTGAAAAATCAAGTAAGAGGTCATCTGAATATATGAAGAAAAGGCATAGTAATGGACTAATTAGATATGATACCTTCACCGGGAGAAGACATTCCGAAAATACCATTAATAAAATGAGGGAATCAAAAATTAATCATGGAAAAGGCGAAAATAATTCTCAATACGGAACTAAATGGATAACAGACGGCAGTGAAAATAGAAAAATAAAAGCGGTAGATCTCATTCCCGATGGATGGTATTATGGAAGGATATAAAATTTTAGGATATTTCAGAAATATTACATTCTGTAGCTCAGCTGGTTCAGAGCGCCTCCTTGACAGGGAGGAGGTCGTTGGTTCGAATCCAACCAGGATGACTAAGGTGCCAGGGGCACAGCGAAAGTTATTGCAGGCATGCAATGATGAGGTGGGTTCAATTCCCGTGTAATTCCCAATCGGGGGAAACCAAGTAGCTGAGAATGCCTCATATCCCTCGGGAAGCGTACGGCCCAGAATCATCCGGGATAACAGGACTCGGATTGGCACCTAAAATATACATTGCGGGGTGGAGCAGTTGGTAGCTCGTTGGGCTCATAACCCAAAGGTCGCAGGTTCGAGTCCTGCCCCCGCTACAGCCCCCCTTTCGTACCGTTACTTGGATATAGTCTAAGTAACGTACGAACATGGCAAGAAACGAAAGAAGGTATCACTACATCTATAAGATAACATGTCTTAAGAATGGAAGATACTACATTGGAATGCACTCCACGGATAACTTAGAAGATGGTTATTTTGGAGGGGGAAAGAGAATTAAAAATCCTGTGAAGAAGCACGGTAAAGATGCTCACAGAAAGGAGATTCTAGAGTTCTTTGAAAATAGAGATCTTTTAAAAAAGAGAGAGTCGGAAATAGTAAACGAGAAGCTTCTAAAAGATTTTATGTGCATGAATTTACAGCCTGGAGGTGGTGGAGGATTCATAAATGAAGAGCACATGAAAAAAGCTACGAGATTAGGGGCTTTTGCCACGAACCAGAAAATAAAAAATAATCCAGAAAAATGGATATCTTCTATGTTAGACAATTCAAAAAAGATCTCTGAAAAGATGAAGCTTCTGTATAAATCAGGTGAATTCGTCCCTCCATTTAAAGGTAAAAAACATTCTCCGGATACTATTCGTAAAATGAAAAATTCCGCAACTGGAAAAGGAACTGGAGAAATTAATTCCCAATATGGAACTATTTGGATCACTAATAATATAGAAGAAAGAAAAATTAAAAGCTCGGATCTCATTCCCGATGGATGGATCAGAGGAAGATATAAAAAGCGGTAGCGAAAGTAAGAGTTACTTCGAAATCCATTGAAAGGACGGTGTCGGTGGTTCAAATCCATCCCTCCCCACAAATTCCAGACTTCTGGAAATCTTTATCTCAAGGGGAGGTAGCTCAGCCCGGTAGAGCACGTAAAAGAAAAACACTCTGCTAATATTCTCCGTTTTTATTTTTTTAATTAAAAAGAAAGTATTACATTTGCAAACCTAAATAAACCTGTACTAAAATGACAAAGTTCAGAAACCAGAATCTCAGGAATTCGCTAGCCAGTATGCAGCCAAAGTCTGAGTTGGTAGAGGCCAGGGCAATCCCAAAGCCTAATACCACAAATCGTCAGGGTCACGAAGCTTATTCACTCGATAAGTGGCTAAGGTTATTGACCATGCTTAACACTCTGAAGCTGGAAAACCAGTTCTATCGCTCAGAGAACGAAACAATGAGAGAGCTCAAATCCCTAGTGGATTCATGCGCTAAGGAGGATACGTATCTTGCCGCTCAGTGTATCGTTTACTCAAGATGCGTAGGTGAAGGTATGCGTTCAGTTAATCATCTGGCAGCTTCATATCTTGCTCCTCACTGCGCTGGTCAAGAATGGGCTAAGAGATTTTACTCCCTTTGGAACAAGAAGACCTCATCCGGAGGTACTATCTTCCGTCCAGATGATATGGCTGAGATCCTTGCCTGCTTCTCCGCGATGAATAAGACATCATTGACTAACTCAATGAAGAAGGGATTCAAATCCGCTATCGAGAGTATGGATGCTTATTCGCTCTTGAAGTACAAGGCTCCTTTGATCGACGTTATCAACCTCGTTCACCCAACTCCATCTGCTTCTAAGGCTTATGTCGTACACAACAGTGAAAGGGTATCGGTTATCGATGCAATTATGAAAGGGCTTTCTGTTTCGGCAGATACCTGGGAGGTTGCTCAATCCGATGCCGGTCAAGAAGTTGCTAAGGCGGTTAAGGAGGGTAAGATTGATAAGTCTGATGCTGAAAAGATTCTTAAGGAAGCTAAGGCCGAAAACTGGAGTGCTCTCTTGAATGAAGGCAAACTTGGTATTCTTGCTGCTCTTAGAAACATCAGGAACATCCTCAAGACCGATGCTAAATCATCCACCGTAGACGCTCTCTGCGCTCTTTTAAGCGATGCAGAAGCTATCCGTAAGGGTAAGATCATGCCTTATCAAATTGATTTGGCTAATGAAGTTCTAATGGCGGAATTCAGCACATCCGATGCGAGGAAGATCTCACAGGCTCTCCTCAGGGGTTACGAAACCGCGGTTCCAAACCTTGCAGAAATGCTTCCAGGAAGGAACCTGGTAATGGTAGACTTCTCTGGATCTATGTCAGCCTCGGTTGCAGATCCAAAGAGAGAAACCAGATACAAGAGCTCTTGTATGGATAAGGCCGCTTTGATCGCTGCAACTATTGCTAAGGCAACTAATGCAGACATCATCAGGTTCGGATCTTCGGCAGAATATGTCAACTGGAATGCAAATTCCGATGTGTTCTCCATCGCAAGGAGCATGAAGCGAGACATGGGCGGAACTTCCCTCGCTGCCGCTTGGGTAGCTGCTCAGGGCTCAGGAAGAAAATACGACCGAGTTTTCATCCTCTCGGATAACGAGTGCAACAGGGGATCAAGCTACAGCTCTTACATGAATTATGTCAAGGGTGTTGGAAGTCCTTACGTTTACTCGGTCGACATGGCAGCATACGGAACTACCCAGCTTGCTGGTGATAAGGTTCGTTACTACTATGGCTACGGATATGCGATGTTCGATGATATTGCCAAGAGTGAGTTCAATCCGAACTATCACCTTGAAAAAGTCAGGAAGATCGTTATCTAATCCACTCTCTGTCCAGCTCCAAAGGCTGGCTTTAGTTCCCCAACGGATCATCTCCAACTGGGTTCTGCTAAAGAAGATTTGATGGATGTTAGGGCTGAAACAAAATTCAGTTCTAGCAGTAAAAACCAAACAGAGGTTTAAATAGTTCTTTGAAAAAAGTTGGGTAGCAACGTGAGAGTTACTTCGTAGTGCAATGGTAGCACAATTTTCTGCAAAAAAATGAGTTGCGGGTTCGATCCCCGTCGAGCGGCGAAAGCCGATACTCTTGCAATTTTCTCCCAATTAACTTATAAAAGGTAATAGCAAGTGACACAGTTACTTCGCATTTCCAGCCGGTAACAGAGGTTCGAATCCTCTCGGGCGCTCTAATATTTTTCAAATATGCGCCTGTCGTCTAGTGGTTAGGACGCCGTAACAGTTACACTGTTCGCGACATTCTTTACCTTAAAACATTATAGGACGTAGTAAGGATCAGGGTTACTTCGATACATCGGTTCGAATCCGATATTGGCCCAATGGGCTGATTAGACAAGTGGATAAGTCAACTGTTTAACACACAGTCATTATGATTGCACCCTATTCGAAATTCTCGTTCTAATTTTCAAACCATTAGTAGCCAATGGTTGCTCAACAGGCACTCGGTCCACAAATACCGGGGAGAAAAGCTACCATCCCGTGGGTGCAAACACGTGCAGGAGCATCCATCTCCGAAGACGAAACAACTGGGTGACGATTGGAAAGACATATAGATCTAGCTGGTAGCAAGAGATAGGGTTACTTCGGAAAATTAGCTCAGTTGGTTGAGCGTTTGTATTTAGGAACAAAAGGTCGCGGGTTCAACTCCCGCATTTTTCAACACAAAAAACCCTCCTCAATTTCTCCGGCTTTTTTTATGCCCAAAGGTTATGATAAGAGCGACTAAAAAAGACAAATGTGAATTATGTGGAAGATCAGATCAATATCTGAATTTTCATCATCTAATACCGCGGACTCTGCATTCCAATAAGAAGTATAAAAAGATCTATGATAAGGATTTTATGAATCATCATGGAATATGGATCTGCAAAAAAGACTGTCATAAACAAATCCATGAATTCATCTCTGAGAAAGAAATGGGAATGGAGTATAACACTATAGACAAGTTAAAAGAACATCCGCAGGTTTCCAAATACCTAAAGTGGATTTCTAAACAGAGATAAAATATATAATCAACACAATTTACCAATGAAAAAATTCTACGATGCCTTGTAACATAAGTTACAAGCATGAACAATAGAAACAGAAAAGAGTACGAAAATGGAACCAATAGGTCCTCGTACAACAAGATCAGGAAAGAATATCTTGCTGAGCAATGCGATATCCGCTGCTCGTATTGCGGATGGAATTCAGGGGAAAACTCCTCTGATAAATGGTATGGGTCAAGACACTCATGGGGATCAAATGAAATAGATTTCATTAAGCATCCATCCTGGAAACTGGCAACGAAAAACCGTAAACAGTGGCAGGAAAAGCCTAAATCATACAGAATCAAAGAAAAATATAGCTCCTCAAGGAGATACTACTATTGTGAGATACTTTTCTGATATATACATTCATAGAAACATAAAGAATGTATGATCCGCTCTATTGCCGAAAGTTAAGCTCTACATTAGTAACTCATTCCATCAATGAACTTTTTTATAGCGGGAATGTAGAGACTGGATCGATGATCATCACGAAGGAAGTTGTAGATTCTTTGGGATCTGACAGAGCTTCTATATGGACATATAACTCCGAAGGAAACGGAATTATTTGTGATAGAATCTACATAAAATCTACTGGAAAATTTCATGATGGTCTCGATCTCCTCGAAAAAGACTATCCTGAATATTTTGACTATTTGAAAAGGGATGAGGTTATTGTTGCGAATGATGCAGAAACTCATCCAGCAACTTCGTGTTTTCTCGATTCCTATTTGAGACCATTGGGAATAAAATCCATGCTAGATGTCCCAATCTGGCACAGAGGAAAGATCATAGGTGTATTCTGTATAGAGAATTGTTCCACAAGAGAGTGGGTTCCAGAGGAGATTTATTTTGCTCAACTTCTCTCCTCTTTATACTCTTTTGCTTATTCAGTCAGAGAAAATAGAATGCTAATCGGTAATCTACAGGAAACCGACGATTTCATAGATGCAGCAGCTCTCGTTTCTAAGGCGGATCGGGATGGTAAAATCACTTACGTGAATAAGAGATTTACCGAGGTTTCTGGTTGGTCTTTGGACGAGGCAGTAGGAAAAGACCATAAAATAGTTAACTCTGGAGTGCATAGTAAATCTTTCTGGAGAGAAATGTACCGAACTGTCATCAAAGAGAAAAAGATCTGGAATAAGGTGGTAACAAATAAAGCAAAGGACGGGGGAATATATTATGTTGACACATTTATTAAAGCCAATTTTGATGAGAATGGGGATCTACTGGGATTCTCTTCCATAAGGCAAGATGTTACCAGAATTATAGAAACCTTGAATGAAATAGATAAGAAAAACACATATCTAGAACATGCTGTCAAGATTCTAAGACATGACATGCACAGCGGAATTAATACTTATATTCCTCGGGGTATAAGCTCTCTGGAAAGAAGATTACCTCCTGAATTGGTAAAGAAATATAAATTGGATATACCTCTAAGACTGCTCAAGGAAGGACTTTCTCACACTCAAAAAGTGTATAAGGGGGTTTATGAGTTTACCAATATCGTCAAGCAGCATTCTCAGTTAAATACAGAAGAAATGGATATGGAAAAAGTTCTTACCGAATTTCTACATTCCACCTCATATTCAGATTCGGTGATAATCAGTGATCTTGGAACAGCTAGAATAAACGAATCCCTTTTTTGTACTGCAGTAGATAATCTCATTAGAAATGGATTAAAATATAATGACAGTGACACCAAATGGGTGAAGATATATAGGACTGGAAACATAATAAATGTTAAGGATAACGGCAGAGGAATGACCCAGGAAGATTTCAACCAACTTTCTAAGCCATATATAAGAAGAGAAGGACAGGTGGAATCCGGGACCGGCCTTGGTCTTAACATTTGTGTTGCCATATTGGAGGAGCATGGATTTTCAATCACATGCAGAAAATCTACTCAGGGCGGAACGATAATATCAATCCATATGGGTGAAGAACAAATAAATATAAACGAATGATAGATTCAATACTACTAGTAGATGATGAAGATCTTTTTCACCTCGTTTTCGAGGACGCTTGCAGCTTGCTTGACATTTCTCTTAGCCTGCAATGTATATCAAGCTCAGATGAAGCTGCTTCTCTTTTTAAGAAGATTATGGAGGGAAGAGCTGAAAAGCCCGAGTGTGTGTTTGTTGATTTGAATATTATTGGATCATCATTTGATGGAATAGAGCTCATAAGAAAAATTAACTTTGAATACGGTGATGGTGTGGTTATCGGAATAATATCATCTTCCAACGACGCCATCGAACAAGCCAAAGCAGTAAAAGCCGGTGCACAGTTCTGGATTATCAAATCTGATAATATAGAACCAAGACTCGAAGAATTCAAAAAAGACTACCCAGGTTTTAGGAATCGGACTGCTTCTTTCAGAGTATATAAATAAAAAATTACATGAGGGTAGATAAAGCTACTAGGGATTGTTTAATCGATCTCTATAATAATAAGGGTATTGCCCTAGAGGGAAATATCTTGAAGTTTATAGAGGCTGATGAGGGTGATGTTGAGTTTAAAAAATACCTTCAGGATGCAACAGAGAAAGACAAGGATACGAGAAGAAAAAGACTAGATATAACAAAACAGATTCAGTCGCAGAATATAGAATTAGCCAATAACAGGGACGAAAATATAAAAATAAACAATGAACTGAAAGAGGCTTTGCTTAGGGCAGAGGAAGCTACCAAAAAAGCTGAGGCTGCTAAGGAAATAGCTCTCGACGATCTAGAGATTCTTCAAAAAAAATCTCAGACTGAGTTAATGAGCACTATAGTTAAGGTTGCATTGGTTGTAATTGGAGGTGTTGGAGTAATAACCACGGGAATGTACATATTAGCTATCATGTCGGGTAAAGAAACACAAATAATTGGATCTACGTGGTCTAATATGCTGGGTATACTTCTGACTAACGCATTTAGTATAGTCGGTACTATCATGGGGGTTAAATACGCAACTGAAAAGGATAAATAAGGTATGTACACAAAAGATCAAATAGAAAGGGCTGTTAAAGCTAAGGGATATGTCTGGTTCGAGGATACAAACAATAAAGGATTTGATGTTAACATTGTTGGTGTAAGAAATTCGGGTCCCGGTAAAAGAGTGACCAATGTATTCGACGATTTTATTACCATCTCGTATAAAGAAAATGGGATATGGAAATTCCATGAGTGGTCTATGACTGCGGATCCTGGGAAAAAAGCTGTACTCCAGTTCTCCAATTCCAGAGGAGTTGCTATTCTGGTACCTGGACAATATAGGGGATCACATCAAAGTGGGCTGCACAAAAATCAATATGAAGCTCTTAGACAAAGATCTAATGTGAAGGTATTTCGTGACAAGAACAAAGACATGACTTTTGATATGGACCTCTCCACGATCAATGAGGGACTTTTTGGAATCAATATACACAGATCAAATCCATCTACCGAATCAACATATGTGGAGGATTGGTCAGAAGGGTGTCAAGTCTTCAAGAGAGTAAGGGATTTCAATGAATTCATGTCTATATGCAGGAAAGCCAGAGACATCCACGGAAACAGCTTTACTTATACACTACTTGAATCCAAAGATATTTCCTAAAAAATTTTTTTATCTCGAAACAATTCCATAGATTAGCGGTATAAAATAACAACAACATGAAGTAGGTACAATTAAACGAGACCAAATTGGTCGTAATCACCAGGGAAGATATAAATCCCGGGTATCAGGTAGTGCAATCCACACATTCAATCGCCGATTTTGCACACGAATATCCTGAATTTTTCGGCAAATGGAAAGAAGAGTCCAACTCTATTATTTGTCTTTCCGCAAAAAATCAAGAGCATTTATTACAGCTATTCGAGAAGTTCTCGAGACTAACACCAGCGGTCAAGTTCTTTGAACCGGACGTTGATGAGTGGACATCTATTTGTCTTTATGGAACTCCCGAGATCCGTAAGAAGCTGTCTCATCTGCCCCTATCTCTAAAAAAATTATCAACACAAAAAAATCAAAACAATGACACATTAGGTTTCTAAAGAACAACTTGTGCAGGACATGAGATCCTGCGAACAGACAAAGGGTCTATCCATTTTGGAATTTCCTAATAGTATATTAAATCACAATCGTGGTAGGATATATAAAATAAAAACCCAATGTTTAAGAGAAATTGTCCGCAGTGCGGTCGTGAATTATCATATAAGACAAAGCAGTCTTTCGATACTTCAATCAAAAAGAAAAAACTTTGCAGAAGCTGTACCGTTAAAAATGAATATAAAAAGAATCCAGAAAAAAACAAAGGAGATTCAAACGGGAGGTTCGGAACATCTCTATTTGATGTAATGATTAAAAAATATGGCGAGAATGAGGGAAATATCAAATATGAAGAATGGAAAGCCAATTTACACAAGTTTGGTAGTGGTGAAAATAACCCACAATACGGAAAATCACCATTCAAAAATGGCGGGAGAAGTTATCATGGATGGTATAAAGGTTTATTCTTTAGGAGCAGCTTCGAGTTAATATTCATTATGGAGAATTATGAATTGGATCTTATCCCCGCAGATAATGGGGATTTCAGGGTTGAATATATTTTAGATGAAAAAAAATTCTTTTATCATCCAGATTTCTACAGCAAAAGATCGAATACAGTCTATGAAATAAAATCTTTTGAATGGCTAAAGGATGAAAAAAACCAAATTAAAATCAAAACTGCAATCGAACATTTTAGATCGCTTGGAATGAATTTTAACGTCTTTACCGAAAAGGATATGGGATTTTTTAATCATAATGTTAGCGGCAAATATAAAACCGATATTCAGACATTTCTGCTAATATGTGAAAAGTTTTTTAATCATGAAATAATATTAACCGAGTCCTCCGTTAAGAGACTTAAAAATCGATTGATAAAAAGAAAAGAAAATTTAAAATTAAAAAAATTAGAAGAAATGAAAAATATGTAGATTACAAAGAATGATTTACTCAAAGCAGTAAGAGAATGCAAGCAAACTGAAACCCAAAGCGTTCTCGAGCATGGATTTTCAGTCAAGAATTATTTATTCGATCTCATAAACCATCTAGAACATGGAGCTGATTTAAAATATGAATGGAAAATACCAGAATCTATTTTAAATCATAAAGATCTAATACTAGAGTCACTACCAGACAGGAAGACTCTAAAATTATACACTATAGCACATGATATTGGCAAGCCTTTTTGTCTCGAAATTGACGCTGATGGAAAAAGGCATTTTCCAAATCATGCTCAGTTATCATTCGAAATTTTCAACCAGATATTCGATAATCCAATAGCCGCATATTTAATTCTACATGATATGGATATTCATACCCTTAAATCAGAGGGAGTGGATGAATTCTGTAAGAACCCTTATGCCTTGACTCTATTATTAACAGGATTAGCCGAAATACATTCGAACGCAGCTATGTTCGGCGGGATGGATAGTACAAGTTTTAAAATCAAATGGAAATGCCTCAATCAGAGGGGTAAACAAATAATTAACAACTTAAATAAAAAGTAAAAATGGAAAAGAACCACAAAAATGAGGTTATCAATTACCTCGAAAAAGCAGCTCAACACACATTCGTTAAGCCAAAATGTACTTACAATGTAAGTCTTAAACAGTATGAATGGGATCAAAATGATTTAAGTTACTTCAAAGTACTTCAGAACGGGAATCAATTCTCGTATCTAGAAAATGGAAGGATACATCAAATAGACATAGACCACTATGCGTCGATATGGAAGGGTAATGCCAAGAATGTATTATCAAACTCGCTTTTTCAGATGAAAAAGATGAAATCAGTTAAGCAAAACAAATTCGTAAAACAAGAGATCCAGGAGATCTTAAATAACATCAAATAGCATGACAACAGGAGAATTCATTAAAATGCTACAGGAAGCAGACCCATCAGGAACCGCTCATATTCGTATGAGCGAGGGAATTCCAATGGGTGCTGAATTAAAACCAGGATACTGGGATGGTCCATATTCCTACATAGATGAAAATGGAAATTGGGTCTACACCACAAGCGGTCAAAAAGTTGATATCTGGTGCACAGAGATATATGACTTCGTCTCTGATAAAATAGACACGTATCAAAGACCTTCTTGGGATGAGATCAAAGCAAAGTTCAAATTTGATTTGGGATATAGCATTCCGGAGCATCGGACTGAAAGAGAGAATTCAATTCTCAAACAAGCCAAAGAAGCCTACGATGAAACCATAGAGCTCCACGAAAAATTTAGGGTGGATGGAGAAAAAAGAGCGCTTGAAAATTCGGAGAAGGGATGGAGATGGTTTCAAAACAAGGAAGTGGACAATAAAGATCTTAGGCCCAATCCTCATCATTATTATACCTGGATCGTTCTGGATGAAGATGGAAAAGACCAAGGCTCGAATCTACATAATGTGGAGGCTGTGTATAAGTCTGGGCTTTTTGAAAGACTAGACGGCGGTGAAAAACCTGGCTATTACGAGTGGATTAGGAAAATTCAGAAATAATTTTTTGTACGGAAAATTTTTTGTACATTTGCACTGTACAAAAAAAGGCTCGTTAGTTCAACGGCAGAACACCGGTCTCTAAAACCGAGGATGAGGGTTCGATTCCCTCACGAGCCACCAAATTTATTCTGATGAAAATCGATTTATTAAATTCAGAGGGAGGTATAGTTATAGCCTCTATAGTTGATGGCGAGGTAATTCTATCCTTCCACGGAACTAAAGAAACCCAAAAAATATCTAAAGATGATCTGCTGCATTTTTTATACGGCAATAAATCGATAGTATCGCCCAGTGGAAAAGAATTCAAATACTCCGACTATACATTTGACATGAAACCTTCATTGGAGAAAATGAACGAGTTTCTAAATAAGCTCGACAAGAGCATGGAGATAGAAAGGAAATGGCTTCTCTATAAGCTTCCGGACCTTCCCGAAACAGTTTTAGAAAAAGCGCAGGCCAAAAGTTTAGTTCAGGTCTATACAGAAAAAGGGAGATTCAGAAGCGAATCTTGGGCTGATCCCGATGGCGAGGTAAAATCTAAATACACTCACACTATTAAAAAGACAATAGCTCCTGGAATCATGGACGAGAATGAAAAAGAGATCCAGGAGATGGACTTCATAATGGCTTTTGCTGAAAATGATGGATTCATCAAGAAGCAAAGGATTGAATGGAAAGATGGCGATGTTAAATGGTTCTTAGACAGCCTAGAGATCCATGGTACGCTTCTGTTGGAAGCTGAAATTCCTAGCATCGATTATCCTCTGGAAATTCCACAATATCTTCGGGATTCGATCTTTGCAGAGGTTACCGGAGATAAGAGATTTTACAACAGAACTCTAAGAATAAAAGTATGAAAGTAGGAGACCCTGTCTTAGCTGGTGATAAAAAGGGGAAAATTGCTTGGATCGATAATCCATGGTTTCATAAAGATGGAACCCCTGCGGATCTGTTATGTAAAATCACGTTCGAGAGCGATAATTTTAAATGGCACAGGATCTCTGAAGTAAAACCAAGAACTGAAGATATAAAAGAAAACAAAATGGAAAATATAGAAAAGGAAAAAATCGAATTCCCAGAATTTCTAGAGATAGAAAAAAAGCTCGAGATAAAAATTGGTAAGGTAACAGAGGTCGAAGACGTACCTAAATCCAATAAGCTAATCAAGCTAACTGTTGATTTTGGATCTGAGGCTCGAACAGTTGTTACCAATATCAAGCCACACTTAGCTGATCCTCGTTTATTGGTCAATATGATGTTCCCATTCATTACCAATCTTAAGCCCGTTACTATGATGGGAATAGAATCAACCGCAATGATAATGCCGGGAGAGGTAGAGAGCGGGAATATAGCATCTGCACACGCAAATCCAGGAACTAAATTGCTATAATATGCCCACACTAAAAAGCAAAACGACAGAATATTCCTTCTCACCCGCGGAGATTAAGAAGTTGATCGCTAAAGATCTGGAAGCTGACGAGTCCAAAATATCGGTCAGATATGTTATAAGGGAAGTTGGAGGTGATCCGATGGATAGATTTCCAGGAACACCAACTGTAACCTCAATTGATGTCACAATAAACAATACATAAAAATGATACACGAACTACTTTTATTTGGAACCACATGGTTTTGGATTGCACTTGCTACTGCATTTATAGCGATTACGGTATTTATAGAGGCCTTGGAGGACAAGACCCATTCGGCGGTAATGGCGAATATTGTCTTTTGGGGATTCATTATTCTCTTATACTTTACCGGTAACTCCGAATGGTTTAAAGGCATAATTTCCTATGCCATACAAAACCCAGGTACCGTAATTCTAATATTATCCGGATATGTGATTCTGGGATTGATTTGGTCCCTGGTAAAATGGTATTTATATTTAACCAACCTCAAGAATTACTTTAAATTTAAGGGAATTAAGATGGATTCATATCGAATGGATAAATTCAAGGCTTCAGAAAATAAAGAGAGAATTCTTGGGTGGATGATGTATTGGCCTATGTCAATCTCTTGGACGGTCATTAATGATCCAGTTAGAAAAATATTTATGGGAATTTTCAACAGATTCAATGGATTATTTGATCGGATATCCGATAGAATAACAAAAGATCTGGAACAAAAATGATCACAGTAACAGTTGGACTTGGAAAACTGGACCACATCAAGGAGGCTAAAAAGAACCTACAGGAAGTGCTCGATGCGATAAACAGAGAAATCAAAGTTCTGGAAGAAACTCCCAGACATGCGATTTCTGCAGAATCCATTAGTTTAGCATATCTCAATTCACATTCGGGTAAGCTATCAGGGGCGATTAAACACTTGGACAAATTCTTAAAGGAGGCGGAATCTGATTTTACAACCAAGGACGAGCTTGCATCATCAATATCAAGCAGCCAGCCATATAATTACGGATCCCGAGAAAATTATTAGTATGATAAGCAAATCTAAAGAAAAAGCCAAGGTAAAAGTTGAAAGAGAGATATTCACGAAGCATACCGGCGATAGACCACTTAAGTGGAGCGATATAAAACATCTCGATCTACAGGATGATGATGAGATCCATGCAAGATGGGAGGAACCATTCTATTCGGAAAATAATTCCTATGATGGACACTTTTATTCTGTAATAATTCGTCACGAATTGGAAACTGATGAGGAATTTCAGTCTAGAATAAAAAGAATCGAACGAGAATCCAAAGCCATGAGAGAAAGAAGGTATGAAACATATCTGAAACTCAAGGCTGAATTCGAGGGAGAGGATAAAAAAGAAATTCCTAATGAACAATGAACTAATTAATTTTCTATCGCTTTGCCAGGAGATGGAAGGAGATTTTAAAGAATCACAGGCCTGCATTCTAGTTAAGGCCGGAAGACCCGGGGAAAATCTTGGAACGAGAAGGATCTATAAAACGATCAATGATTTCAGGGATAAGGCATACGAATATGTCAAAAACCTAGATCCATCACTCCAAGTAGATTTTGAAATTTATGAATTTGACTAAATAAAACAAAAAATGAACAAGCAAGTAAAAGAAACCAAGGATCTGGTTACCGAGATCGTCTGTATTATAGACAAATCTGGTTCAATGCACTCCATTAAAAATGATGCAATCGGAGGATTCAATACATTTATCGAGGAGCAAAAAAAATTAGAGGGAAAGGCTAATGTTTCCCTAGTGTTATTCAATACCGAGTATTCCCCCGTGTATTATAATAAGCCGCTTAATGATGTTGAGACCTTAAATGAATCAACATTTAAACCCGCTGGTGGAACAGCTCTATTAGATGCTATTGGGAGAACTCTCAATGAGCTAATGACTAAGGAGGGATCTGAGATTGCTCCAGACAAATACCTCGTTGTTATCTTAACCGATGGAGAAGAAAATTCGAGCCGGGAGTACACCAACGAAGCTATCAAAAAGATTATTGAGGACCTGAGAGCAAAAGGAAATTGGGAGTTTGTGTATCTTGGGGCAAACCAAGACGCTTTCAGTGTAGCTGGTGGAATGGGAATTTCGTCTT